AGCCGCTCATCAAACACCGCGTTCCAGTATTCACCAGCACTGATGGCGCCGATCTGATACAGCCGATTGAGCGCCTCGATGTTCTCTAGGTACTCGTCCAGGGACTGCCGTACACCGTCAAAGGTCGCGATCATTTCTTGCCTTGTGCGCAGCAGCTCCAGCTCGGTGATGAGCTGCTCGGCCTGCGCGTCCGTGAGATCTCGGCCGAGCTCCTCTTCCGCTCTCAGGATTGCCAAGCGATGTGCGCGCACGTCCCTGGACAGCGACAAAGCATTGAACTCATCCCGGTATCCCTGAATGATCGCGTCGAACTCCGCATCCTGCGCGGCCTGTGCTGCCTCGCGCGCAACCCGTTCTCCGTTGACGATGCCGGCGCGGATCTCCTCGAGGCGGTTGATCTCCTCCAAGTTCGCGGCCTGGCTGGTCAGGATCGCGTCAAGCTGCGACTGGATCGCGAGCAGCTCGATGGAGCGATTGTCCGAGATAGCTGAGGCGGTTGGACCGAAACCACGCCGGGCGGCCTCGAAACGGTCGCGCGCTGCCTCCAGGTCAGCTCGACGCTGATCCAGAATGGCGGCCGTTTCCTCACGAATGGCCCGCGCGTTCGCCAAGTGTTCGTCTGCCTGCTCGCGCGTCGTGATCGCTGCGCCTTCGCTCAGCCGGTTCTGCTCCTCCAGCAGGTCATTAAGCTCCTGCGTGGCCCAGCGGACCTCGTCCTGGCCGTTCGCGTAGGCGACCCACGCGGCAGTCAGTCCACCAGCGGCCGCCAGGACCAGTCCGACCGGCCCTGTCAGAACCCGCAATGAGGTGCTCAGCGCGGTCGTTGCCACGGTGGCCGTCGCACTTACCGGCCCGACCAATGCAACCGCCGCAGCGTAGGCCCGTACCGCGGGAATGCCCGCGAGGAACGAATAGGTGAGCGATCCGATATGAGAGACAGCGACCACACCGGCGACGGAAGCGACACCCTTGAGGGCGATCTCGAGTGCCAGGCTTGCATCCTCTGCTCCCACAAGCACATCAGTGACCGCCAGCGCCGCCGGCGCCACGGTGTTCAGAAGCGTGGTGCCGAGCTCGTCGCTGATCGTGCCCAGGTTGGCCATCGAGCGCGTCCATTTGAAGGATGCGCGATCAGCTTGGATCTCAAACGCTTCACTGGCGGCCCCGACCCGCTCCTCCATGCCTTCCATGATCTCCGCGAAGGTCTCACCGCCACGGCCAGCCAGAGACAGAACCGCGCGCAGCGCCTCGACAGATCCGAACAGGGTGGCGAGCTGCTCCTGTGAGCCGCCGGTTGCCTCCACTACGTGCTCCATGAAGCCGGCGAAGCCCAAGGCCTCAACGCCGGCAGCGCTGAACTCGATGCCCAACTGGCGCGCAAGCTCTTGGGCTTGTTGAGATGGAGAGATGATCTGGCTGAGGGCTGCGGTGATGCCGGTGACCGCAAGCGGAGTGTCTTGGCCTTGCGTGGTGAGCGCTGAGATCGCGCCGACAAGCTCCTGGAAGGAGATCCCGAGGGCCGTTGCTGTGGGAATCGCGCGGCCGATGTTGTTGGAGAGCTCGGTGATCGTTGTCACGCCATAGCGCACACCCGTGAAGAGCGTGTCAGAGGCGTCGGCAGCCGTCAGCACTTCCTCGCCGTAGGCGTTAACTGCGGTGCTCAATACGGACAGTGAAGAATTGAGATCAGAGGCACCACCGATGGCCAAGCGGTTCGCGGCATCGAGGCGGGCAATCGCGCTTGCCGCGTTTGTCGCGCCGGCTGAGGTGGCATCATAGAACCCCTCCACTTGGGTGCGCGTGCGGGTGCCGAATTGCCTAGCGAGACGGACGCCCGCAAGCTCCATCAGCTCCAGCTCCGCTGTTGCGCCCGGGAGAAGGGTTGCGAGTTCACCGATAGACTGATCGAGACGGAACGAGCGGTCGAAAGAGCGGGTGACCGTGGCGAGACCACCGATGACGCCAGCAAGCCCGGCCGCTCGGCGCATGAGCTTGTTCGACTCGCGCTCTGCACGGGTTGCGGCGCCGGCCATCCCGTCGAGGTTTCGCTCTGCAGATACGATCTCATCGCTGTCGATCTCATATCCAAGTTCAGCAACATTCATTGCGGTCTCCGCGAGATGGCGCCCCAGGCAACCCCAGGGCGACTCGACTTTGGCGTGTTGTCGTGATTACCCTCCCGCTCAAGGGAGAGAGATATGATCATGTTGACCAGCTTGGTGCTCGCCACGTTGACCAGTCAGGTCGATCCGGGGCCGGAGCCCACCATGGAGCAATTCCGGGATGCCTTGCTCGAGCAAATGGCTTTCGATTTACAGGATCCCGGATCGGTCGAAGTTCTCTGGATCTGCACGCCGAGCATCGCCGAGGGCTTTGAGCGCGCCAGCGGCGGAGAGGTTCCCGACCGATGGGTTGCCCAGGTCGCATTCAATGCGCGCAACCGGATGGGCGGGTATACGGGGATCACGCGCTATTCCGCCTCATATCGTGATGGCCAGGCTGCTCCGCTGATCCGCCTCGGGCGTGTCCGCTCGATGTCCGAGGGCGGAAGCATGGGCCAGCTGACCCTGATCCCCTTGAGCGACTGCACCCGGTTCGACTTGGACTAGGCTTCAACCTGCGTGCTTGCGGTCAACGGCTATCTCGGCCCTGAAGGCCGCGAGCCAGGCTGCGTCCATGTCCTGGATGATGTCTGCTTCCTCGGGCCTCAGCCTGATACGGCGAAGCTCTGACCAATTCCGCATGATCGAGGAGGTTAAAGGTTGTGGCCCTTCCGGGCCGTCCTGGCGTTCGCGGTTCATCTTCCAGAAGTAGTCCCAGAGATAATCGCCGGCTATCGGCCAGTCATAGGTCGGAACAGGTTTCCCAAACTGCGCATTCCGCTCAGCTCGAGTGATTGGCCGCTCGCCCTTCACCCGCCGGGCGGGCGTCTCATACCGAACCTTGAGACGCACCGCCCGGGAAAGAGCCCGACCTATCCGCCAAAAAAAGCTGACTCATTGGCCAGCTTCTTGTCGATCTGCTTGCGCACCCATTTCGTGGCCACCATTTTCGCCGCCAAATCGGGGCCGTAGTCCGTCTCACCGTTCCAATTGGCTTCGCCGGAAAACGTGATGCTCTCCACGGCCGCAAGGGTGATCTTGCCGGATGCGTCGGTGATCTCCTCGATGCTCAGCTCCTCGCCCTTGCGAGCCGCGTGCTGCTGATGGGCAAGGTACGCAGAGCGGGCCTCCTCCACGCTCGGGTGATCGTTTGGACGCAGCTCGATCTTGATGCCGAGAGGCGCGCCGGTGCCCGGGTGCTTGAGGTCGAAGGAGACGTTCGAGGTGGTAATTGCTGAGACGTCCATCTTGGGATCCTTTCAAAGAAAAACCCCGCGAGCGAGTTGCTGCGGGGTTTCCGAGTGGGTTGTTGTTTTCGATTGCTACGCGGCTTTGCTCGCCGCATCGCTGGCCTGCTGCAACAGGCTGCGAATTCCGTCGGGGTCACGGTGAATAATCATAAGATACGCTCTCAGCGCACCTGTAGGCCGGGAGCGCCCCTGCTCCCAGTTTTTGACCTGGTCCCCGGTAAATCCGAATTGAGATGCGAAATCCTCTTGGGTTAGACCCAAGCTGTCACGAATGGCTTTCACATCAATATCAGCCGGAATGTAAATTTTAGCCGGCTGGGACTCACCGCGGGCAATTGCTGCAGCCTCTTTCGCTGCCTCAATAAGCCTCTGACCAGCGGTAAGTTTTTGCGTCATGCGACACCACCTTTCATAACCCTGACCTTCTCCCTCGTGCTCTGTCTGTAATCGGTGGCGATTGTCGAAAGCCACTTCTTCAGCTCATTGCGCTCCGCATCGGTCAGGGTGACCTTTTCTCCCTTCGCGTAGACGTCCAAAAGGAATACTGGAACATCTGCCGCGGCGTAGTAGGTGATCACTCGATACCCACCGCTTTTCCCCGAACCCGGTGATCTGAAACGTACCTTCCGTGCCCCTCCGGTACCTTGGATCAGATCGCCCGCTTTCGGGTTTTCCGCCAAATAGCGGCAAATTTCCTGCCGCTCTTCTTCTGAGATCCCTGCGACCTTTGCAGATCCCTCATAGAATTTGGTTTCGATTACGGTATGCATTGTGCTTCCCTAACTACGCATTCTACGTAGCAATAGGTTTCCACATCGTCAACATCTACTACGTACATTGCGTACATTTAAGGTGGCGTGAGACAGGGGAACCTGCGCCCCCCTGTCCCTTCTCGTTCTGTTAAGCCTCGACGATCACAGGCTTCTGGTTGAAACCGAGCGTGTACTTCTCGGTTACGAAGTCCTCGTCCGCGCCCTGCGGCTCCATCGGACCAGAGATAATGCCGCGCGTGTAGTCGACCTGGCCGCTCGCGTGCGTGATCTTGAAGGCGTACTCGGAGTCCGTGTCGCCATAACCGCGCATCAGAACCTGACCAGCGTCCGCCGCCATTCGTGCGCACTCGAGGTCGCCGCCGCCGAACTGCGGAGCGCCTTTGCCCTTCAGCGTGCCTTGGCTCGTCTTGTACTCAGCGATATTCGCCATGCTGCCATATTCCGGGAACGACCCGACGCTGCCGATCTCGACGAACGTCAGGGCCTCGAACGCGGTCTGATCGAGGTCAGCATCAGCCACGGCCGCATTCGAGACCGCGTAAACCTTGCCTGCATTGGTAGCCATCTATTGGGCTCCTTCTCACATGAAAAAAGCCCCAAGAGGGGCATCAGCGACCAGTCGGGGTCGCACCGTCTCGCCAGTCTGGCGATCTCTATCCGGTGGCCGAGTAGTGGATCCGCACCACCGCTTTGACTTTGCCGGCATCCTCAAACATGCCGACCATGCTGGGCTTGCGAGTAACCTGCACGTCGAGGCCGCCCGAGCTCATCACCGTGGACAGGTCCATGTGAGCAATCAGGAGGTCCGCCAGGTTGGCCGGCCGCTGGATGCCGAGGCCCGAGTGCCGGCAGATCGTGGCCTGGAGGTATCCGGCATATTGGGTCAGCGCATTGGGATCGGACCCGAAGGAGCGCGCCGGCCGAGGAAAGAGCTTGAACTCGATCCATTGCGTGCCGCTGGCAGGCTCCGTGAAATTTATGCCGGGCCACTTGATCGGTGTTGCTGGATCTGTTGAGAAGGCCAGGACGCGGGTCTCAAAAGCATCGATAATTCGCTGTTCTGTCATCTGATCCTCCCGCGGGCCTCTCG